GACGATCCACGAGATTTAAAAGGTAAAGGTACTGGTATTTATTTAGATACTAATCCAGATAACATCACAGGTGCTGGTGGGTATCAAGATATCTTTGGAAATGACTCGGACATTAGTACTGGTAGGATTAATAATCTTAAGGGTAATAAATATAAAAATGGTTCTGGTAATGAATACACACAACCAATTATTGGTGCTAATATAAATCAGTACGTTAACCCTGGATAAAAATTTTTTACAATGAAACTTTACGAATCGTTAAAAAGTCTTATATTAGAAATTGTAAGTAAAGAACAGATTGTTGATGTCATGGATGGTAGAAACATATGTTCTTTAAATTACGATGATAATGAAGATCCGGGAGGAAAGGGTACTAGATGGGTTGAAGTATATTGTTACGGTCAATCTACAGCTGGTAACCATGTTATTAGAGTCTACCAAATAGGTGGTGATACTAAGACAATACAACCTGGGTGGAAATTATTTAGAGTTGATAGGATGTTAAATTTTAATAAATTAAGTGGTAGATTTAATGTACCAAGACCTAAATTTAACCCTAACGGTGATGATACTATGGAATCAGTGTATAAAATAACAAATTTTGAAAAAGAATTTAGAAAAAGACAGTAATATGAGTAATTTAACAGAAAGTCGATTAGCCACTTTATTAAAAAGTTCAAAGGCCATTATGAATAAAGTAGAAGATAATAGTTTTAGTAGGGGTAATATTGATCCTTCTAGGTTAATGTCTGAAGGTGATGGTGATGATTGGGTTCAAACACCACCAAGTAATCAACCTAGTAGGACACAACCTATGGGTAATAATCAAGGTTATAGAAATATTGGTAATACTAAAATGCCAAAATCAATTGTGGATGCGATGGTAAATAATAGAATTGATATCCCAGATTCACCTTTCCATTCATTTGAGGCTTCCGAAGCTTTAATAAAAGAAGTTAATTCTGGTGATAATGATTATGAAGAAAAACCGATGCCAGTTAGTAGATTAACTGAATCATATAAAAAGACTTCACAACAGAAACAAAATACTTCTTCAGATACTGGTGATTTAAGACAAATCGTTAAAGAAGAGATTAGTAAAATCTTACCTAAAGTTATTACGGAATATTTTGATAAAAGAGTTATCAGTGAGCAAATTCAAGTTAAAGTTGGTGATACATTATTCTCCGGTAATTTAAAACCCCTTCCTTCAAAATTAAATAAAAAGTAATTATTTTTTTTATTTAAGACTTTATTTATTTCTTTTTAATTTTATTATTAGTGTTATAACCAATACTATATTTTAGTAAAATTAAAAAGTTAAATATGAAGAAAAGTAAGATTTTAGTAGTCCCATCAGATCGTACCGGAGTAGGGTATTATAGATCCACAAAACCACACATTCATTTACAAGAAATGTATTCAGATATATTTCATGTGGATATTGACTATAATCCAAATTTAGATGATGTTGAATATTTAAAACAATATGATTTAATTCATTACCATAGAGCTATAGGAGATTATACTAAAACTAAAGAAACTTTAGAAAAATTAGATAACTTAGGTATTGTTACTGTTATGGATCTTGATGATTATTGGGAGCCTGGTCCACATCATCCATCTTATAGTTTGATTAAATCAAAGGGTATTGATAAGATGATACTTAATAATATTAAAGTAGCTAAAAACGTTATAACAACAACATCATTATTCGCGGATGAAATTAGAAAACATAATAAAAATGTTTTTGTACTTGAAAACGCAATTGATCCTAGAGAAAAACAATATCAATCTAACCCAGAACCAAGTGAAAGAATTAGAATTGGTTGGTTAGGTGGTTCTTCACATTTCCACGATTTAAGTCTATTAAATGGTTTAGTTTCTAAATTACAATCTGATGGGTTAATGGATAAAATACAATTCGTTTTATGTGGGTTTGATACTAGAGGTACTGTTACTATGATTGATCAGAAAACTGGTGAACAAACACAACGACCAATTAAACCGGAAGAATCTGTATGGTGTAGGTATGAAGAAATTTTTACTAATAAATATAAATCAGTTAGTCCTAAATATTTAGAATACTTATTAAGATATACTAAGGATGAGGAGTTTGATACTACAAATGAACCTTATAGAAGGGTTTGGACAAAACCAATTAGTAGTTACGCCACCAATTACAATTTATTTGATATATCATTAGCTCCAATTGAAGAAAACATTTTTAATAAAGTTAAAAGTCAATTAAAAGTTGTTGAATCTGGTTTCCATAAAAAAGCTATTATCGCACAAAATTACGGACCATATAAAATTGATATTCAACACGCTAATCATTCTGAAAATGGATTTGGTGAGGGTAATGGAATACTTGTTGATAGTGTTAAAAATCATAAGGATTGGTATAAATCAATTAAGTGGTTAATTAATGAACCGGAAAAAATTAAAGAATTAGGTGAGTCATTATTTAAAACAGTTAATGAAAGATATCATATAAATGTGGTGACTGAAAAAAGAAAAGATTTATACTTAAAATTAATAAATGAAAAAAATAGATAAAATGGATTCAGAAGATATTATAGATGATAATGATTTATCAATTGAACAAATAAAAGGGTTGTTAGGTGGTACTATAGATTCTTTATTTGATGATGACGATATTAAAGCGTCTATTGAACAGAGTGAAAATATTATTAAAAAAAATATTGATGAATTAATGAATCAATTTAGTAACTTTAAAGTTGATATTAATTTCATTAATAAATCTAAAAATGAAGATCCAAAGTATTCACATAAAGGTGATTCTGGTTTTGATTTAAGGGCTAATTTATTAGAAGATACCGAAACTTTAAAACCTGGTGAATGGAAAGCTATACCAACCGGATTACACTTTGAAATTCCTGAAGGTTATGAGTTACAAGTAAGACCTAGAAGTGGTTTATCTATGAATTATGGTGTTACGGTATTAAATTCACCTGGTACAGTAGATTCTGGTTATCGTGGTGAAATACAAGTAATATTAATTAACCATTCTAAAAATAATTTTGTTATTGAAAATGGTGATAGAATCGCCCAAGGTGTTATTAGTTCAGTAGCGACAAATAATACTGTAAATCTTTATAAGAAATTTACTTTATCAGAATCCGAAAGAGGTGATGGTAAATTTGGAAGTACCGGTGTTAAATAATGGAAAAATATTTTTTTTATTTTAAAAATAATCTTGAAAAAGAAGTTATAAGTTATTATACTTGTGATAATGAGGAAGAAGCTATACTATTTTTTAGTAAACAAAAAGAATTAAAACCGGAAACATTTTTAAAAATTTTTAATATATCAAAAACGAATGATTACAATAGTTTATAGTACAAGGGAACATAAACCAGAGTTCCAAAAAGAAATTCAAAAAAACATTGGTCTTATTAATGTTGAAATTTTAGAATTCATAAATAATGGTGAGAAATCTTTAACACAAGTTTATAATGAAGGTTTACAGATGGCCAAACATAACGTTGTGGTTTTTACTCACGATGATGTTTTATGGGATACTAATAATTGGGGTAAAAAAGTATTAAAACACTTTAAGAAAGATCCAGAGTATGGTATTATTGGTATCGCTGGTACTACTGATCTATTAGATGGTAGATGGTGGACTCTTAAAGAATCTATGACCGGAATTGTTAATCATAAACATGATGGTAAGAAATGGACTAATAAGTACAGTGACGATCAAAATGAAAAGATTAAAGATGTGGTTGTAATAGATGGATTATTCTTCGCTGTACAAAAAGATAAATTAAAACATAACTTTGATGAAGATTTTAAAGGATTCCATTTTTATGACATTTCTTTCTCATTTCCAAATTATTTGTTAGGTGTTAAAGTTGGTGTTGTAACAGATATCAAAGTTACACATCTTTCTATCGGTATGACTAATGATCAGTGGGAAGAAAATAAAAAACAATTTGAGGAAAAGTATAAAGATAAGTTACCGGTAAGATTAACTAAAAATAAAACTTTTGAAGAAAAATTAAAATTTGATAGAACTAGTATTGGTGTTGGTATGGTAACATATAACGCTGAACATAGAATAAAAGAAAGTGCGTTTAAAGTGCCAGAGTGGGTAGAAAATTTTGTGATAGTTAATGATGGTACACCTTATAATGAGGGATCATATCCTAAACAAGCTACTATCATACAACATAAAACAAATGAATGTGTTGGTAAATCAAAAAGTGACGCAATTCAGTGGTTAATGGATAAGGGTTGTGAACATATCTTTATTATTGAAGATGATATTTTAATTAAAGATGAAAATGTTTTTGAAGAATATATTAAACACTCTTTAATTAGTGGTGTTAAACATTTAAATTTCGCTTTACATGGTCCGGCCAATAAAAAGAATTCTGGAGGTTTTTCAACATTAGAAGAAAGAGCTAAACTTAATAATACTGGCGATCCTAATCCAAGAATGGTTGTTGGTTATGAGGAGAATGTTAAAATCGTTTTATACCCAAATTCAGTAGGTGCGTTTTCATATTATCATAGAAAGGTTATTGAAAAAACTGGGTTATTTGATCCACATTTTAAAAACGCTTGGGAACATGTTGACCATACATTTGAAACACATAAAAAAGGATTCCATCCAAGTTTTTGGTACTTCGCTGACATTGATAGAAGTTGGGATTATTTAACAGAAATTCCAGGATCTATAGAGAATAGTACAATCGCGAGAAGTGAAGAATGGACTAAAAACTTTAAAAGTGGTTCTGAATACTACAAGAGAAAACATGGTATGTATCCAACAGAAACACCGGTAGTTGATCAAAAAACTGTACAATCACAATTACAAATATTATATAATAATAGAGGATAAATGGAAACAAATAGTAAAATACTTTTTAAATTACCATCAAGAACTAGACCTAATAGGGTTTTTGAAGTTTTAGACGCGACAATAACTAATCTAAATGATAAAGAAAATTTTTCATTTCTTTTAACATTAGATGAAGATGATATAACTATGAATAATGAAACTGTTATAGAAAAGTTAAAATCATACCCAAATATGAATTACTTTTTTGGTAAAAGTGAATCAAAAATTGACGCTGTAAATAGGGACTTAAATGATTTCAAAAAAGAGTGGGACATAATTGTACTATTGTCGGATGATATGGTACCAGTATGTTTAGGGTTTGATGATATTATTAGAAATAAATTTAATGAACATTATCCGGATTTTGATGGTGTAACTTGGTTTAATGATGGATTCCAAAAAAATAGAATTAACACTTTATGTATATTAGGTAAAAAATATTATGATAGATTTAATTATATTTATCACCCAGATTACAAATCATTATATTGTGATAATGAATTTACTGATGTGGCCAATAGATTAGGTAAACAAAAGTATTTTGATGTAGTTATAATAGAACACAGACATTTTTCTATAGGTAATAATCGTGAAAGATATGATCAATTATATATGAGAAACGATTCTTTAATGAAGTCCGATGAAATAGTTTACCATAAAAGACATAAAAAAAACTTTGATTTAAATGGGTAAAAAATTAATAACATTTTCTCTTTGGGGGGATAACCCAAAATATACTTTAGGTGCTTTAAAAAATGCGGTTATTGCCGAAAAAACATATCCTGGTTGGATATGTAGATATTACATCGGACAATCAGTTCCAAAAGATATTATAGATACCCTCAAAATCTTTAAAAATGTAGAGATTGTAGAAATGCCTGAAGAAGGTAATTGGTCTGGAATGTTTTGGAGATTTTACCCCGCGTCTGAAGATAATGTTGATGTTATGATTTCCAGAGATTGTGATTCAAGGTTAAGTATGAGAGAAAAATCTGCGGTTGATGAATGGATGGAATCAGATAAAGGATTTCATATTATGAGAGATCATCCTTGGCATGGTACAGAAATATTAGGGGGTATGTGGGGTGTTAAAAAAGGTGTTTTACTTGAGATGAAAAAGCTCATTGATGAATTTGTTAAAGGAGAATTTTGGCAGGTAGATCAAAATTTTTTAGCTAGAATAATTTACCCTATAGTTAAAGATAATTCAATAATTCATGATGAATTTCATAATTATAATTTAGATAAAAAACCATTTCCTTTGGAAAGAAAAAATAAAGAATTTGTCGGTGATGTATTTGATCATAATGAAAATAGACACCCACAATATTGGAAATATATAAAATAAAAATAATAACTATGTTTTATAGTCAACAACAAGAAGACAAAATATTATACGAAAAGTATTTAAATTACCATAATGGTTTTTTTATTGAATTAGGTGGTATGGATGGAATAACATATTCAAATACTTTATTTTTTGAAAGACATTTAAATTGGGGTGGCGTAATTATTGAACCGACATCACAATTCAGTCAATTAATTAGAAATAGACCAAAATGTTATAATTTTAATTACGCTGTATCTGAAACTGAAGGTAATATTGAATTTTTAGGTAATGGTGCTTTGGGTGGTATTAAAAATTCTATGCACGAAAAACATATTAAAGGTTGGGGGTTAGATAAAACGCCTAGTTATGTGGTAGAATCAAAACCTATGAATAAAATTTTAGAAAATTTAAATATTAAAAAAGTAGATCTATTTTCTATAGATGTTGAAGGTGGGGAGTTAGAAGTACTAAAAACATTTGATTGGAAAATACCAGTACACATAGTTTTAATAGAGATGGATAAATATAATCCAACAAAAGATGAAGAGTGTAGAAAAATTTTATCACTAAATGGATTTGAATTTGATTCAGAAATAGGAATCAATGAAGTTTGGATAAATAAAAATTTTGATAAATAATGAAAAAAATTGATTATGTAATTATCTCATCTGACGATAATCCACTATATAAAGATTTTTATGAGATAGTTAGTAAAAAATGGTTTGATTTAGGTTTTAAAACTTATTATATTAATGTGACAGATAAAGATGAAATCATTGAAACTGAGCGTGGGATTATCCATAAAATTAAATCATTAAATTTTGTATCTACAGGATTCCAATCACAAGTAGTTAGATTATTTGTGGCTAATTTTATTGATGGTAACTTACTAACTTCAGATATTGATATGTTACCTTTAAATGCTAATTATTTTAATGAACATTTAAAAGAATTGACTGAAACTAATATGATATTATATTCTGGTCAACCATATGGTGATGTACCATATTACCCAATGTGTTATGTTTTATCACACTCATCAAACTTTAAAAAATATTTAAACATTGAAAATATGTCATTTGAAGAATATTGTAAAATGTTATTTTCTATTTATGGTGAAAAATGGAATGTTGATGAAAATTTTATGTACGATAGACTTCAATTATTCAAAGAAAATCTTATAATAAAGACAAGAGATTTTTCAAGAAGAATTGATAGAGGTAAATGGGTTTACGATATTAATAAATTAAATTCTGGTTTTTATATAGATTCACATTTATTAAGGCCGTACCAAAAAAATAAAAAAGAAATAGAAAAATTACTAAAATAAAATGGATTTATATTCAACACATTTAGAACACTTAGATAAAATTATTAATTTTATTGGAAAACCAAAAAACTCAGTGGAGTTTGGTACTGGAAACTATTCAACAGATTTTTTAATCAAAAATTCAGAACAATTAATGTCAATTGAAATGCAATCTGAACAATGGTTTAATCAAGTTGTTATTAAATTTAATGAAAACAAAAATTGGACATACTTTTGTAGTATTGGTCCAAAAAAATTTTTAGAACTATCTTATCCAGAAAAAATAGATTTTTCATTTGTTGATGGGCACGGAGATTCTAGACCAGAATGTATTAATTTTATGATGGATAAAAATTGTCCAGTTATTATTGCACATGATACTGAAGAAGGTGGTTATGGATGGAATAGAGTTAGAACTAGTAATGATTATAAGAAAATTGATTTTAAAACCCATAAAAATTGGACTACATTATGGACTAATAACATTGAACTTTTTAATCATTTAAATAATGAATGAGGGTTCTATCATTCTTATTTTTATCATTGAATTAAAAAGTCAAAATTCACTAAACAAATAATTAATAGATAATGGAAATAGATTTTAATAAAATAAAACCATTAGTGGGTGGTAGGATGGTAGACCCAAGAACTAATTCAATTTTTCCTTGGTATACAAGACCATTTTTAGAAAAATTATGTAGTTGGGATATTAAGAACTGGAAAGTTTTTGAATATGGATGTGGAGACTCTACTTTTTGGTGGAGGCAAAATGTTAGAGAGGTAATTTCTATTGATACTAATCGCGATTGGGCTAATAAATGTACGTCACACTTTACAACGGATAAGAATGAATTTATATCGTATCCATCAAAATTCACCTCAGAAGAAAAATTTGATTGTATAATCATTGATGGAGAACCAGTTGAATGGAGAGATGAATGTACAAAACAATCAATAGAATCATTAAAAGATGGTGGAATATTAATTATTGATAACTATAAACAAGGTACAGTTAACTTAGAAAATTGGCCGTTAAGTGATGTACTTTTAAATGAAAAAAAATGTGAAATTTTTCAACAAGATGGTCATAAAGATTGGAAAACAGGATATTGGATAATATGAAAATAGTTATAATACAAGAGTGTGGTAGACACGAAGCGAATAAAAATTATCGCGAATCTTTAAATCTACAAAGAGCGTTATTAAAAAATGATGGTGTTGAAGCAATTGTTTGGGGTTTAAATTACCCAAACTTCTCCACCCCATTCACAGAAATAGAAGAATGGGCGGATGTTATTTTTGTTATTGAGAATTATACACCAGAATGGTTACCAGTAAAAGAAATAAGAGAGAGTAAAAAATTAAAAATATATTGGAGTATAGATAGTCATTGTGTATTATCCCAACACCAAAAACTTTGTACGATGTTAGATATTAATATATTGTTAAATTCTACTGAATCGTATATACCTTATTTTAATAATCTAGTTAAAAAATCTTATTGGTTTCCTAATGCGTATCCAGACGATCTAATTTTTCCTATGGAAATAGATAAAACTATTGATATCGGATTTTGTGGTAATCTTTTAAATAGAAGTAATTATGTACACCATTTAGATAAATTTGGTATTAAAAAAGATTTATTTGTTATTGGTGATGATATGGTTAAATCAATTAATTCATATAAAATACATTTCAATAGAAACATATCTAATGATATTAATTATAGGACTTTTGAGACAACTGGATGTAAAACATTACTTTTAACAAATTACACACTAGGATTAGAAAAATTATTTAAAATAGGTGAAGAAATTGTTGTCTATGAAAATTTTAATGATTTAGATGAAAAAGTTAAATATTATTTAAATAATGAAACCGAAAGAAAAAAAATAGAGTTGGCGGGTTATAATAGATCAAATCAAAACCATACATACTTTGAAAGATCTAAAACTCTTTTAGAAATAATTAAAACCTACTAAAAATAAATATGACTAGAAAAACTAAGAAATTAACTCAAGATAATCACGATGATGTGGAAGAATATAAATCTAATAGAAGATTAAATTTCACTAATCCATTTAATGGTATTAAAATAAATGTAATACCAAAAACCGAAAATCAAAAAAAATTAGTTGACGCGATTAATAAGAATGAAATTATTATAGCTTCTGGGTTTCCTGGGACTGGTAAAACATTTTTAGCTTGTGCGGAAGCTTTAAAGTTATTAAAAAATCCTGATCTTAACTTTAAAAAAATAATTTTGGTTAAATCTGTAACCACACTTAAAGATGAAGATATAGGTTTTTTAAAAGGTACAATGGATGAGAAGATGGAACCATTTATGGATTCATTCTTAGATAATTTTAATAAAATTATTGGTGAACCTATAACTAATAGATTAAGAGAAATGGGGTTTATCCAAATAAAACCTATAGCTTATGTTAGGGGTAGAAGTATTGATAATTCAATTATCATTATTGATGAAGCTCAAAATATTAGTTTAGATAATATGAGAACATTAATGACAAGGATTGGTGAAAATTCTAAAATGATTATTCTTGGTGATGTTAAACAAAAAGACATTAAGAATAAAAGAGAGAGTTCGTTAGAAGTTGTTATTGAAAAGTTTAATGGTAAGAAAGGTTTTGGTGTTGTAGAACTTAGAAACGCTGAAGATATCGTTAGAAACCCAATTATTAAAATTATAGAAGATATTTTTGACGGATTAGAAGAAGTTAAAAATAATAATGTAAAAAAATAATTATTTACCATTTACAATAACAGATTATTTCATAAAATTATTTATGACAATTTCAGTAGATATAAATGAAGTCTTAAGGGATTTCTTAAATAAACTTAAAAAAACGTATACTAAATATACAGAACTAGATCCTATTGAACCAATAGATAGTTTAGAATTAGAACGTTATTTTATTTTTGAAGAAGATGGTGAAACAATAGAAAGTTTTTTATATGATGAAGCGTCTTTAGAAATATTTGGTCACGCGGATGAATTAAGAGTTAATACCATTTCTCATTTAAATAATTTAAATGATACCATTAAAGACTTAGGTCATAAATTAGAAATCGTTAGCGTTGAAATGGGTAATAGTAAACCAGCCACACTATTTTTCTTAAGTAAAACTGGTTGTAAAGTAGATCGTATTAGATTTGTTTCAAAACCAAGTGATATGTGGTCTGAAAGTGATATCATTATTACAGCCAACCCAAGTGTATTAAATTCAAAACCAAATGATAAAGTAAGTATTAAAGTGGATTGTCAATATAATACTGAAATTAAATCTGATTATAGTATTGAAAAAATTAAAGATATTATTGATCAAAATCTTATTGAAAAATTAACAACAAGTATAACAATAGAATATACCGATATAGATGAATAGAAAGAAAGATAAACCATATTTAGAGTTTGGTGGTAATGTATTTTACGTCAATATGGCTTCAATTATTGAAGTGATTAGAATTGATCCAATCGAAAATGAGATACCTATGATGGAAGTCTTACCACCACCGGTTCCTGTAAAAAAGAGTAAAAGTAAAAAGGTTGTAGAACCAGAAATACTAATGGGTGAGGATATGTTATTCTTACCAGACACGGGTTCAAGTATCCAAGTGGACATTTCTAAATGGGAAGTGTTAAGGATGATGATTGAAACTATTATGAATACTCACACTGAAATTGATGATAAGTTAGGATTAGCGGGTTTAAATAATAACACAACAATACCATTTAAAATCGCTTTTAATACATTATTAAAATACGATATATTACAAGAAGAAGAATAATAATAAAAATAAATAATAATATGGAAAACACAGTAAATCAACAAGCACAAGAAAACTTAAAAAAGTTAGACGATAAAAACTTCGGTTTTTACTTTTTTGTAATGGACACAAAAAATAATCCAGTTGGATGGGTAGCGAATGTTTATGAACACGCTAAAGTATTAAATGATTTAGGATATAAATCTTATATCTTACATGAAAAAAATGAATATTCAAGTGTAGGTACTTGGTTAGGTGAAGAATACGCGTCATTACCACACATCTCAATTGAATCACAAGAATTAAAAGTTTCACCAGCTGATTTTTTAATCATACCAGAAATTTTCGCTAATATGATGGAACAAACATCTAAGATGCCTTGTAAACGAATTGTATTGTCACAATGTTATGACTATATTTTAGAAATACTTAACTTAGGTTCTAGTTGGAGTGATTATGGTATTACAGATGTTATTACTACAACTGAAAAACAAAAATCATATATCGCGTCTTTATTCCCATCAATGAATATTGATGTAGTCCCGGTGAGTATCCCAGAATATTTCGCTAAATCAAGTAAACCACAAAAACCAATTGTTGCGATTAGTACTCGTAAACAAGAGGATATGTTAAAAATTGTTAAAACTTTTTACTTAAAAAATCCTTTATTTAAATGGGTTACATTTAGAGATTTAAGAGGAATCCCTAAAAAGAATTTCGCTAAGACATTATCAGAATCTTGTGTTTCTGTATGGGTTGACGATATTTCTTCATTTGGTACTTTCCCAATTGAATCTATGAAATGTGGTGTACCAGTTATTGGTAAAATACCTAATATGTTACCAGAATGGATGGAAGAAAATGATGGTGAAAATAATTTAGTTATTAAAGATAATGGTATTTGGACAAATGACTTCTTAAAGATTTCAGACCTAATCGCAACATATATTAGATTATGGTTAGAAGATAATATCCCAGCTGAATTGTATGAAAAAATTGACGCTTCTATTGAAGGTAAATATACAACTGAAGAACAAGTTAAAGGTATTGAAGCCACCTATGGTAATTTAATTCAAAAAAGAAAAATGGAACTAATTTCATTAATGACAAATAATAATGTAACAAACGTAAACTAAGATGAGTAAAGTAAGTGTAATAATCCCAATCCATACAACCGAAAATAATTTGGTTAATTGGTTAAAAAACGCAATTAAGAGTGTAGAAAATCAGGTTGTAAAACCTGACATGGTATTAATTGTTAGAACACCAAATGAAGAGTTAAAAACTCAAATAGAATCTATTGATTTTGGAACTATTAAAGATATGGTTAAAGTTGTTGAAAATACAACTGGTAAAGAAGATTTCGCATCACAAGTTAATTTTGGTGTTGAAAATATTGATACTGAATTTTTCAGTGTTTTAGAAGCTGATGATGAATATTCTAAAATTTGGTTTAAGAATGTCCAAGAATACATTGGAGCTTATCCTAATAATGATCTTTTCTTACCGTTAGTTGTTGAGACAGATCCTAATGGTAATTTCTTATCCTTCACCAATGAACCGGTTTGGGCTAAAGATTTCTCTGAAGAAATTGGTTTCTTAGATGAGAATACAATTCAAGCTTACCCTAATTTCAATACTAGTGGTATGGTTATTAAAACAGAAAAATATAAAGAATGTGGTGGTTATAAAGCTTCAATGAAATTAAGTTTTATTTATGAATTCTTATTAAGAATGACACATAATAGTTGTGGCACTATGGTTATTCCTAAATTAGGTTATAAACATACTAACCAAAGAGATGGTTCATTATTTAAAGGTTATAAAGATTTTATTAACCCAGATGAAGCCAGATTTTGGATGAATTTAGCCAAAAAAGAATATTTCTTTAATCAAGATAGAAACATAACATATAGTCCCCTAATTTAATGGTGAAAGATGTTAGAACCCCAAAAAAAAGTATCTTCTGGAACTCCATATTTTGGTGTTGAACAAGAAAAAGCGGTAGTTAAATTCATAGAAGAAACAGATCAGGTTAAAAAATCAAAGATTTATGATTCCTATTTAAGGAAACCATTAAATACGATGATTGAAAGTATTATCAGAAGATATAAATTATATTCAAAAGATATGTCTTTTGAGGATTTACATAGTGATACCTTATCTTTCTTAATGACTAAATTCGATAAATTTGATCCAGGTGAGAATAAGAAAGCTTATTCTTACTATGGAACTATCGTTAAAAACTATTTATTAGGTAAAATTATTAAGTATGATAAAGATATTCGACAATTTTCATCCTATGAAGATTTACATACTAATATAGATGAGAATGAAAGTTATAGTTATACTATAGATAACCCTAATGGTAGTATTGAGGAATTTTTTAAGGAAATATCTAATAAAATTAGAGGTAGGATTAATGGTGATAAGAAGATGTCTGAAAATGAGATAAAAGTGGGGGAAGCCTTACTTGAATTATTGAATAGTTGGGAAAACATACTGGATGATAACATCTCAGGTAGTTCTAAATTCAATAAAAATCGTATTTTATCACATATCCGGGAATATACATTATTGAATACGAAAGATATCAGAATAGCTATGAAAAAATATAAAGAGTTATATAAATTCATAAAAAACGATAGATTAGAAAAAGGTTTATTATAAATCATTAATTATATATTTATTATAAATAGAAATGATATGCCAAGACCTAAAAAAACCAAAATAAAATTAGATGTAGATAGTATGTCTGGTTTGATGCAGGAAATTTATAATGACTGTGTCTCCGTACAAAGAAAAGCCCAAGGGGATATTACTGAACGAAAAACTCAACTCAAAATTGAAGATTCAAATGATATGTATCAACTTGGTAAAGTGAATAATGAATCTTTGAAAATTATTGACTCAGCTATTGATAAAAAATTAACATTGGCTAAATTACAGGCTCAAATATTAATGAATAATAATCAAAGTGAAGAAAAAGTTAATTCACCAAAAGCTTTAACAGATGATGATAAAAAATTACTTAGAGATATGATGAAGGAACAAAAAATAAAAAAAGATGTTGATTTTGAATTAGAATAAACCCATGAAAAAAGACGCGGTAAAAGGTAAACTAAAAGTTGTACAGGAGATATTGGCCTTTAAAGCTAGTTGTGATGGATTCCCTAATTTAAAATTATCCAATTCATTACCATCAATAAATAAACTTTTAGATGTTATCGCTTTTTTAATGGATTTAATTAAGAGTGTAGTTGGTTTAGAAGCTTTAAAAGATAAGTTAATTAATATGTTAAGTTATGAAATGGAGGGGTTTGAATTAGCTATTAAAAAAGTATTAAAAACTTTAATTAAAGAAGTTTTTTCTTGTAGTATTAGTCCAACAATACCAATGGATTTAATCACTACTGGTATTGATGTTGATTTAAGTAGAATTGATTTTTTCAACATACTTAAGGTTAATCCGGATTCCGTTGAAGGATCAATTTTATTCGGTGATCCAAATAAAGATTTTAATTATTTTTTAAGTGATACGGTAGAATTAGGTACACCAAATAATTGGAAAAATTTATTAATTGTGACTTATTCACCAACAGGTATTGTTGATGGTGAGGTAAAAAATGATGTAATTAATATTAAAATAGATCCATCGTATACTAATAAAAGTGTATTCACATTTTTAAATAAATTTATTGATTCAATAAGATTTTTACCGGAAGCAAATACAGTCCCAAATATTATTAACACTGTGTTCGGTACAATATCAAGTGTGGCTGGAAAAAATTTCATTACATTAAAACAAGATGCTGAATTTGAAACATTAATGAATAAAATTTTATCAAATTATGATGATACTCAAGTTGAGTTAGATAATACATTCATAGAGTTTTCAAATGAAGAACGTTTTAAAATAGAAGAAAGAGCTTTAGAGTTACAGAATGGGACTGTTATTTTAAAAGAATGTGAATACGCCCCATCTAAAGTTAACCTTAGTTCTATTCAAGATTTATTAGTTTCTCTTAGTGGCGCTACTACTTCAGGTGAAAGAAAAACTATACTAACAAAACATTTAAAAATATTAGCTGATGAATCAACTGAAAATGTTGGTGATGAAAATAAAAAACTTGGTGAGTTAACATTTTTCTTAAATTTAATTAAAGGGTTAGTTTTAGTTATTTTAAAATCAATCGCAGGGCCAGCTATGATATTAATATTTTGTATCTATTTGAAGTTGGCTTATAATACATTAAACTTTAACGATTTAAAAGAATTCATTAAAACTAATTTAAAGTTTTATCTTGATATGGTTAAAAAGATTATTATTGATACTATACAAAAAACATTATTATCTTTTTTATTCAATGTGTTAAAAGAATTGATAATTTGTAACTTCACTAAAAATCTTAAACAAACACAAAAACAATATCAACTTAGTTTAGCCGGATTATCTGGTAAAGCTAAATTTGATCAAATAGAATTGATAAATAAAATAGCTTCTTTAGGTATAGGGATATGAAAAATTTAACATCAGTATTAGACGTAATTGGTGCGTTGTTGAAAACAAGTATTACTATTGTACCAACAATACCACCACCATTAATTTTAGTGGGTGGAGGTCAACGACCTGGTATGAACGCTAGGATGATTACAACCAGAATTATCACAAGAAAAAGTGAAGCTGGTGCTCCTATTGGTAATTTACCATCTGGCGCTGAAAGTGTTGATGAGAAAATGGAACGAGTACGAATTGAAGAAATTGTAAACGCGTTAATAAGTGAAGCTAAAATAACGGTAGTAATTCCCGCTGGAACACCAATAACAGCTGTTGGTGGTAATGCCGGTGGTCCTGTTATAAGTCAGGGTGTTACAACAAATTATACACAAGGTTATGGAATTATACAATAATGATTTTAATGACTTATCTAACACTAGTATTAATGTTAAGATTAAGGAGATAAAAATAGAATACGATTTCTTAAAAGAAGAAATAATAAAAATTTGTGATAAATTAGAAATTTTAGAAAAAGTTTATAACAAAGGTAAAGAAGAACTTAAAAAAAGAGGTATTGAATGATAAACGGTCTTGGTGAAAATTCTATAAGAAATTTTAAAACACAAATATTGTTTGATGGTAGAGTTGTATCATTAAAAGATGATTATAACACTGGTCAAATTAAAGTTAGGTTAGATATTGATGGTAATATCCCAGATGAGGAATTACCGATAGCTTTACCATTATTACCAAAGTATTTAAATATTTACCCCAAAATTAATGAACGGGTTACCGTATTAGTTACAGCTATTTCTAATGGTAACCAATCATCTAATAGTGCGACAAGATTTTGGATTGGACCATGGATACCACAACCACAAGTATTAAAGGGTAGTGATTACACCAGTTCATTTTCAGATTTACCAACAGGTTATATCGCTTTAGATACCAGTATTGACGCTAAAGCTGACGCTACCGGTATTTATCCTAGTAAAGAGTTTATTTCCATACAAGGTAGGAATAATACTGACATTACTTTAAAAAATAAAGAGGTAATACTTAGAGCTGGTAAGTTTATACCAAATAAACCCACACAATTTAACGGTAAAGACCCATCATACATTCAACTACGTTATCTAACCACCGAAGATCTTGATGTCACACCGGATAGTAATACGATTGGTAGTAATATTAATGTCGTTAGTAATTATATTAATTTATTAAGTCATAGGGGGAATACATCCAGTAAATTTGTTTTAACAAATCGTACAGATATGATTACCAATAAAGATCAATCATATATCAATATGAATACACACCCCATACCATTTGGTGACATTTTAGTTGATTTTTTACAATTAATTAAAAATTTCGCGTCAACACATATTCACCCTTATCACGCGATGGTGTCAGATCCGGAAGAAAATTTAAATAACTTATTAAATTTTGATTTAAATAGTATTTTAAACAATAATGTAAGGACTAATTAATTAATTACTAATATTTATATAATAAATTAGTAATGATTATAAGGACATACATAGAAAAGGATAATACTATCATTGGTGGTAGTGAAATTAACACTGGTAGAAACCCTGTGGCCGAATTATTTTACGGTGGTGAGGGTAAAAGTAATAAATTTAGTAGACATTTATTGTATTTTGATGTTCAAAAATTAAAAGAACAATATAGTTTAGGGAATTTAGGTAATTTAAGTGAGGTTGTTCACACACTTAAAATGACTAATACATCAGCGTTAAATACTGATCTAATTGGGAAACAAACTTCCGATGGAAAACAAAGAGCTTGTTCATTTGATTTAATACTATTCCCAATACCACAAGATTGGGATGAGGGTTGTGGATTCACATATAATTGTGAGAATTGTGTTAATTGTTCACCAGATTGTGGTGGGGATAACATAACCCCAAGTAATTGGTATTATAGTCAAGGTATAGATAATTGGAATATACCTGGAGTATATTCTGGTAGTAGTAGTGGGTTAACAATAGTAACACAACATTTTGATTTTGGTAATGAAAATTTATGTATGGATATTACTAGTACAATTAATGATTTGATTACCGGTACTACAATTAATTATGGTTTTGGTTTAGCTTTTCCTTCTAATGTTGAATTATTACAAACACCAAATTACAATTATGTAGGGTTTTTTACTAAACAGACACAAACATATTTTGAACCATTCCTTGAAACTAAATATAATGGGATTATAAACGATGATAGATCTAAATTTTACTTAGATAAGGTCAACGACCTTTGTTTATATGTTAACCTAGGTAATAGACCAACAAACTTAGATAATGTCCCTACGGTGGAGATATACGATAATAATGATAATTTATTCACTATCATATCACCATCAGATGTTAATCAAGTGATGGAAGGTGTATATTGTGTTAAAACTATAGTACCATCCAGTGGTTATACTGATTGTGTTACATTCACTGATGTATGGAAAAATATTTCAATAAATGGTATTAATAGACCGGATGTTGAATTAGAATTCGCTTTAGTTAATGATGATTCTTGGTATAATTTAGGTACTAACGAATACCTTCCAATTAACTACTCATTCGCCATTTATGGTATTAAACGAGATGAAAGAATTTTACGTGGGGATATTAGGAAAGTAATGGTAACATCTAAAGTACCATACGATATATCTCAAACAGATATTATCAATGGGTTATACTATAGGTTATACATTAAAGAGGGTACAGCTGAAGTAACTGTGATTGATTGGGATAACGTTAATAAGGCGTTTAACCACAATTTCTTTATGTTAGATACATCCTGGATGATACCTAATACATATTATTTAGATATTAAATTAGTTAATAATAGAGAAGTGTCTGTATTAAAGGATACTATGAAATTTTTAATAGTTAATGAAGAAGTTGTTAGTCAATAAAAGACATTATTTGACCTAATCTTTCTTCTAAATCTGATGTTATAGAATTCTTATCACCTAATAAGATTTTATGAATATCTTTTTTACTTATATCTTCAACATCAAAATCTATTGGTATGTCAATCATATCAAAAGACCCTTCCAATTCTGGAACTGGAAAATTACCTTCAATATTTTTTATACTTACTTTTAATGGTATTCTATCAATATTCGTATCCATTTTTTCTAAATCTTTAAAACTATACGTTATTAAACAACTCCAATTTAAAGGATTTTGGTAGTCTATATAATTAAAAATAAAGAAACTAATTTGATCACCATAATGTTGCCATAATGTGGTACTAATTTTTACTTTATCTTCATATTTTTTAAATTCTTCACTATTATCAACTTTTTCTTTGACCAAATCACCCCATTTATTAATTCTATCATCCGCTAAATATTTTTCTAAAAATTTATATAAAATTTTTGATGTGTGAATACTACCACTTACATCGGAATATTCTGTAAATAATAAATCTCTATTTTTAATGTAGTAAGTAGTTAATTTTAAAGATTTAGTGTAACTAAAACCAATTTCTTCAATAAAATTGACAATTTCATTTACATCTAACATCCAAGAACTTTTTTTACCATATAATTTATGTAGTAAATTTAACAATTTTTTATCTTCTTCCGATATGTTAGAAATAGTGTCAATTACTAAAGCTTCTAATATAAATTTTTGATATTTTCCCATATGAATAAATATTCGTTAAAATAAAAAAGGGTGACTATTAATCACCCTTTTTATATTTGTTATTGTTAATTACGACTATCGTAATTCTCTTGTATCAAATGTTTGGATACCGTCAACTCTAACATGTCCGTAGAAACGGTTATTTACCATTTTCTTAGCGTAACGAGTCATAATACCCTTCACTGGCGCGAAGTTAAATGGATTATACATCGTTGGAGTTAATTGTAATGGTACATATGGTGCGTAGATATAACCAGTGTCTAACAATGATTTACCTTTGTGACCAATGATGATTGAGTTAGCTGGAGCATAAGGATCACGATACACTGTGTAACGACCACCTAAACTACCAATTCTCTCAATACCCATGTTATACTGATCTTGTTCAGGATTAGCATTAGATACGTGGAAATATTCTAAATCATCAAAAATCGCAGATACTTCAGAAGATACAACGATAAAGTTAGCACCACCTCTTAAAGTAGATTTGTGAATCTGAGCAGATAATTGATTTAATTTAGTGATTAATGTTTGATTCCATTCTTTTTGAGTATATGGAGTCGCAACAGTTGCAACACGTTTCCAACCATTATAATCCCAACGTAATTGCCAAGCAGCACCTTTACGTAAATCACGTAAAATCTCACGATCAATTTCAGCAGCAACTTGCTCAGATAATAAAGCTGTTAATTCAGCTTCAGCATCAATGTTATGGAACGCTGAAACGTCTTGTGCTAATTCTGGAGACCAGCTAGCTCTTAACTTTCTTTCAGTTACAGAAACTACAACCTCATCTAAACGGAAAGAAACCTCACCCATTTCAGTAGAAAGTTCTAATGAACTGTATTGTCTCCATCCAACTACGAATGAATCAGTAGACGCTGTCCAACCAGATTCAGCACCAGTATAACCATCAATTGTGTTTGTACCACAAGATACACAAGCAGGGTGAGTTAAATCAACCTCAATGTATAATTTACCTACAGCATCACAAATGTCGTTATATGCTACGATACCTTTACCGTATTTTTGAGTTACCACACGGAATGGAACTTCATCACCAGAGTTAAGAACCATTTTACCATCATTATCATAAATAGCAGTAGCTGCTACTACAGATAAAGAAGCTAAAAATTCTTCAGAATCCATTTCGTTTCCGTTAGGAGAATCAGAACCAGGTGAATTGTTACCCATTCTTCCAGCATTAGCACCGTTGAAACCTTCAACTTCAAGAATTTGTTTTCTAACTGAACTATCAAAAGCAGTTGCTGTAGTACCAGGAGTAAATTCACTACCAGTTGTACAAGCTGTCCATACTACCGGAGTACCAGTTGCAATGTTAATTGTTGCTGTACCTTTAGAATGATCGAATAAACCATCATTATAAAATCGGTCATATAATGACTTAGCACATACTGAGAAAGTTGCAACTGAACAGTTAAATCCTGTTACACACTCAGGTAATTGACCACTAATGATCGGGTTTTTAGATGTAGCACCTTGAGCCGTTGAGCTTGTAGGGATGTCTTGCCATTCACCAGAGTTATTTCTGTCAGACGTAACTGGTACGAAGAAGAATAATTTACCGATTGGCATATTCATCGCTTGAACTGAAACGATATCATTTGCTAATAATTTAGAGAATACACGTCTTACGATTGGAAATACAACAGTTTCAAAAGAACCTGATGCGTCACCTGCAGTTGTAGACTCATTTAATAAGTGAGAAGCTTGATTCTCATATAACTGAGCGATGTTTTCTCTAACGTGACCTTTAAGACCTTTTAAGAAGCCTAATTCGTCCCATTTATTGATTGTTTTTACGCGGATTTGTTTAAGGTGTTCTAACCCTATGTTACCAACCTCGCCTGAATTTAAAAGATGTCCCATTTTTTTATCTTTTTGTTTTTGTTTTTTTTGTTATTATTATTTTATTACACTCTATTATCTAACTTATCCATTAAATTTTGAATGTTTTTGATTTGAGGATCTACATAAACAGTAGATTCTTTAATCACAGAACCTTTAGAAACAGTTTTATTAACTTTTTTATCTATAGATTCGTTAATTGGAGTTTTAGTAACTAATTCATCTGAAATTGACTTATGAAGATTTTTAGATTCTTTAAGATCTACTACAGAATCAAATCTCTTCAAAATGTTAGCCTTTTCTTGTTTAGTAGTTGAATGTTCAGTAAACAATTTAGTGGCGTATGTTAAGTTAGTATTGAATAGAGCGATTTCATTTAATTTATCTCTGAAAATTTTTAAAGCGTTTTTATATTCACCTTGTTTACTTTCATACTCTTTCACTAAAACTTTAAGATTCTTGTTTTCACCAATCAATTGATTCATTTTGGTTTTATAAGATTCTTCCATTTTACCACCAGTTTTCATATTATTACCAAAAGTAGAACTACGATTATATCTGATGTGTTGTTTATTCTCACGAACCTCAGATTCCTCTTCGTCTTCTTCACCATCAACCATAGTATCTTCTTCATCTAATTCGATTTCATACATAGGTTCATCAGATTCGCCATACATATTTGAGTCACACTCATTACATACACCTTCTTCTTCATCTAATTCGATTTCATACATAGGTTCAGTAGATTCATCAAGTTGGATTTGGTATTCAGCACCAGTTTTATTATCTTTCAAATTAACATTTTTACCGTCCTTAACGATTTCAATTTCGTCTTCGTCACTCATGTTTTTGAAAACTTTTATAACATTTTGGATTGGACCATTAGTTAAATCGATTTCGTGTGATTCATCATCACCCATATCCATATCCATATCAGATACTTCGTCATCAGAAATTTCATCTTCCATTTCAGGAACATCCATATCCATACTAGCGTCATCTTCAGATCCTTCTTCAGAAGTTTCTTCAAATTCATCATCACTAGTTTCTTCCCCAGATTCATCTTCGGGAACTTCTACATTTTCAAGCTCTTCGTTGCCCACAACATCTGTTACATCCATGTCTTCATCTTGTTCAGATAAGAATGACTCTTTAACGATGTTATCAATTTCTTGTCTCATAGTAGCGGCAAGTATTTCTTTTGTGTTTTTCTTAAGGGACTCTTGAATCTTTTCAGCTTCAAGAAGAGCTTCTTCAATTATTGATTTTGTCATTTTTTGTTATTTTTTTTTATTGTGATGTTATAAAAATATTGTAACAATATTGTTTATTATTCAATAAGTATCTATACTTTATAAAAAGTTACTTTTTTAATAAAAATAATTTTTTTATTCTTTTTCTTTTTTAACTTTATTACCACCAGTTAGTGATTTTAATTTTTCTTCATAAGAAGCTTTTAAAGCCTCTAACTCGTGACCCATTTTATTAAGTTCTTTAGCTTCCTCGTCTGAAAAGTTGTACGAGTCTTCAGGTACTGATTTTGTTGAATCTAATTTTATAAATAAAAATCCTTTTTTAATGTATGGATTTTTATTAGAGTCAATTGATTTAAGTGTTGAATATTTACTTCTCAATTCTTCTAGTTGAGATTCAGTAATTTTTACTTTTAATTTCATAATTTAGTCGTTTAAATAATTATCTAATGTGTCTATTATTAATGGTTTTTTACTTTGTGTTGATTCCACAAATGGAGCTGATTCTTCTTTTCTATTAAATATCCAAGAACCCGGTGTTGAAGGTGATGTAACAACATCCCAACAAATTAATTCAAAATCTTCTTGTACATAATTTTTACCCTCCTTCTTATCTAAAGAACCTACACCCCTTGATGATACACCAATCATAATACCCTTTCTAATTAGATTGGCTACTTGATCACCTTTACATGAAATAATTCCTTGATTAACAAACCCTGGTGACATTAGGACTTCTAGTTTACCTAATAAGGTATTACCTTCCCACCATATCTCAGTTATATTATGAGATACTCTATCAACTGATATAATAGAAGACTCTGGGTGATCGGCTTCACCAAGAGCTCTACCTTCTTGAATAACTTTTTGATAATTCCTCGCTTCTCTTTCAAGAATTTCTCTTGGGTATATACGACCATTTTTATTCTCTACACCACACTTTTGTAATACAGCGTAAAGTATTAATGGTTCTTCAATAATTCTTTGTCCGGAATCAAGTTTTTTAATTTCGTTTATGAATTTTTGATTATCTTTTGGTGAAATATATCCTGAATCGGTTTCAATTAGTACACCATGACCAATCTCACCTGGTTTCAATATTTTAATCATATTAATCCTTTCAATATAAATATTGAGGAATTAAAGAAAAAAATATTTATTTTGTTTTACTGAATATAAAGTATTCGTTTGTATCTAATACATTCTCTATAATAGATTTTGAAATATCTTTCATTGATTCTACTACTATATCTGAATTAACTTGATTATATTCTTTTTGGAATAGAGTTAACTCACAAGACATAAAACTTTTTTTACCGTAATGAACTCCGGATGATCTCATATCTAAATCAACAATAGTGTTTCCTTCCTTAAAATTACTTTCACAAAGTATGTTGTATGTGTATTGTAATACACTTTTACGTAAATTTTTAATTATTCTCTCATAGTTCAATCCAGTTTCTTTTATTGGATTCCCCCAAGAAGATATGTTAAGATAAATGGTTTTAGCCTTTTTATTATCTATAGTACCAGAATAAACTGTATAGTTAGAATTTGATTCAATGGTTATTTCCTTACCTCTTTTCATTAAAGTGTTTCATAATGTAATCTTGTTATTTATACTAAAATATAGTAAAAATAAAATGAGATAACAATAGGGTGGAAGGAATAATACTATTTTTTTAAAAAAGAAATTAATTTATCTTTAATAACTTTTATTAAAGTATCACTACCTTTCTTATTACCAGTAATAACACCTAAGTTTTCAAGTACTGATATTAGATATTCCATATTAATATAAATGAATATGAATGTATGTAACCAATTAAACATTGAATAAGCTAATACTCCAGCGGTATCAGTATATTGTTTATATTCCATCATTAATGATTTTGTTATGAATATTAGTGAAAACCATATTAATACTTTTAAACCAAACCTACTAAATTTTTTGGATTCAATTTTTACTTTTCTCACCTTTGAGGATAGTAATCCAGTCACTAATTCTAAGAAAATTAATAAACCAAATGATATGATAGTTAGATACCCTAACCCAAAATATTTTTCTAATCCCACTGAGATTCCGGTTAATGGTAATGTTATTGTCAATAAATTGATATGTAAGAAGGAACAAATGAAGTCAGAACTATTTGTAAACCCAAAATTAGTAACAATGTAATTGAAGAAATTTTTCATTATTTAGTTAAATCATCTTTAAGTGAAAATATTTTAGTAATATCTTTCGTAAACGTTTCACTTTTATATTCTGTTCTAAGTAACTTATCTTTTGTTTTTAATAATTTATCTTTTAAATCTACATTACTAGTTTCTAATTTAACATTAAGGATGTCTATGGTTTCACGGATCATTTCAGTAAATAAAGATTCTTTTTCTTTATCATCACCATTTAATGATACTCTAATAACTTTTTTTTCTGATTCAGATACATTCTCATACTTAGCGTTAAATTTAGAAGTCATTAAACTTGTAAGGATACTAGGGGGTAATGATATGGTAGGCGTTGTAGAACTTTCATTTATCTTTGGTTTCATAACAAATGTACGAACATATTCAAAAGATTCTTGTATTCTATCAATATTTTTACTATCTCTTTTTAAAATGATTAAATCATTTAAAGATTCATATAATTTGTTAACATCAGTGGAAAGAGTTAATTTATTTTTTTCAACTAAACTAATCAATTTAGAGTTTTCTATAAGAATCTTTTTTTGACCAAATTTTCTTAGAGAATCAATATTTTCTTTAACATATTCTCCAGCTAAATATGGATCTTCAATAAATTTAGATTCAATATTAGTTAAAACAATGAATTGAGATTTTAAAATTGTACTCTCTCTTAATGTTTTTAAGTACTCTTTAAAGATAGTTTTTCTACCTCTATCCTTTTGTATAATGGATTCAGATAGGACTTTATTGAATGTATTTTTTATGTTACCGAAATTGTGCATATTAGTATAATTTATAAATATGTTGAATTTTAAAAAAAATTATTTATTTAATAAATTATTAATATTATCAACCATATTTGTTATATCATTATTGTGTCTATTGTTACTATCCGAAACATTATTTTTACTCTCATTAATATTTACCTTGTATTCTTCTCGTATTTCAATACTTTCAATCAATTTGTTAATATAATTAGCCTTATGTTTTTTTTGTTTACTATCATACGATTTCATTAAAAATTCTTTTCTTTCTAATAATAACTTATCTAAATTTTTAACCCCAGACTCCATTGTAGGCGGTGTTGGTTCTGTTGTTTCTGGTGTTGTTGGTTCTGGAGGTGCACCACCCATTTCTTCACCACCCATTTCAGGCCCACCAGCTGGAGGTGTTACATCACCACCACCTTCAGTGACAGCTTCACCAGTAGTATCACCATAAATGTTATCTATCTTATCAAATAAACCAGTCTTTTTAATTACCGCGGATGTATTAGCTAATTCAGCTGCGGCTGCTTTTTCAAGTCTTTGTTGTTCAATATCAAGACGTATTTCATCATTAGAAAAGTTTAATATTTCTTTCTTAGCTCTAGTCATAGACATCGCAGCAAACCCATTACCGGCATCAGAAACAGAATCTTTATATAATTGCATCTTCACCTGCATTTGTTCTGTGCGTAACATTTCTGCTTGTGTAGAAGGGTTATTTAAAGTTAAAGTAAAATTACTTAATTCTTCATCTAACCCCAATATGAATAAATGAATAATAGCGATTTTATTTAATTCTTGTAACATAGATTGTTGAATTCTATTAACAGTTCTTGTGAAACGTATGTCTTGTAATGCTAAATTTTTACCATCACCTACAGCTGATTCAAAACCTAAAAATGGTTTAGGAACTCTAAGTGCTGCGAATAATTTCTTTTGAAGATATTCAATATCTGCAATTTCAGACAAATTAGAATTTTTGATATAAATACCTGATTCTAAGGCGAATGTGTGATGATTATGATACATTTCATTACCATCTACTGTGATAGTGCCCGTATCAATTCTCTGTTCTAGATATTCTATTTTTACAATTTTATGATTATAGAATTGATTAATTGACTTACCCCTTTCTTTACTACCATATTTACCATTCTCTTTATCGAGATAATATTGCCATTGACGTAAATTGATGAAACCTCTTTTAATAATTTCCTCTTTTTTCCACTCCCTAAAATTTTTAAATCCTTTTTCTTTAATCATTTTTTCTAAATGATTATGGGTGAATGTATTTAAATTAGTTAATGAACTCCTAATATCTTTATTAATAGAATTAAACTCAAACATAAAGTTAGAACTTCTATTTAAAACTTGTAAAGTTAAATCTGAACGTAAATGTTTTTCAAATTCATTAATAAACATATTGTAAAGTTTATCATTGAAAATTAAAGTTTGTTTTTTACTAAATACTGACTCTTTATATCCTTCTCTCACCCAAATACTTTTAGACATCTTACTCATTTTTTCTTTAGCTTCTGGGGTTGATTTAACGGTACTAATTATCTGACCTTTTAATTTTAAATTGTCTGGGTTCTCACACCATTTTAATAATTTTTTTGTGGTTTTAGCTTTAGTTATTGGGTTATTAATCCTTTCACACCATTTTTTTAATTCTTCTACCGATAATTCATTAAAAAATTTATTAATAGATTCTTTTTGTTTACTTCTAATGAATTCTTTATATTCTGGATCAGAATTTCTTTTATCGTGAAATATTTTATTACACTCATTTAAATGTTTTCTTACTCTTTTAGCGAAATTAGGGTTATTTTTATACTTCTCGGAAAAAGCTTTACTCCCTATTTGTTGATTTTTACAATGTAATTTAAAGTGGTCTTTACTATTCATAAATGTTAAATTAGTTGGTGAATTGTCAAACCTATTAAAATTAATATGATGTATAGTAGAATGATTTTGGTCTTTATATTCCTCTAAAAATGTTGTCTCATTCACTAAATTATTTTTATGGAACTTAGTAACTTCTTTATGTACCCAAACCCATTTTTGAGTTTTATTATCAAATATTTGTTGATAATCATAATGTTTATAATAAATTGATTTTTTACTATAAAAAGGCATTAACGAATCACCAACATTTAATTCATTAGCCGCCACAAAGCCATTAGTTCTGTGAACAAATTTATGATCAGGCGTTGCGGTAATCTCTTCACCGTTATCCAATGTAATTTTCATTACTTCAGTATTTTTTCTAGTAACACCAGCCCAAGTAATTATTCCAGGGGTAAATTCACCAGTTTTGGGATCACAAGAGTATACCCATAAATTTCTATTACCATTATCCCATTCATTAATAATTTCATTTAATGTAAGTGTTCTACCATCCAATAATGGAATTCTACTATCTAACGATATACACGCACCAGCTAATGTTTCAATTGGATTTGTCGCTGCTTGATCTCTAACCGGGATGAAAAAATCCTGATCATTGGCCATTTGATTATATCTTAAATCAATTTGTCCAGTCTTAGGATCAACTACCGGTGACCTTTTAAATTTATTCGCAATTTGTTGTACATATGGTTCAACATCTTTGTCATCAATATTACCCACGAATATTTTAAATATTCTTCGTTCTGGAGCTCTGGTAATTCTATAAATTAACATAGCATCTTCAGATAACATTAATTGTTTATAAATCCTTCTAGCTTTTTCTAATACTGAAGTACCATATGGTAATCTTCTATCATCACCAAGTAATCTAAAATGACCTATTTGCCAAGAATTAAATTCAAACTCTCTGTTTTTCCAAACAAATTTTAGATCATCACCCTTTTTCTTATTTCTGTTAATATCAATGACACCATTTATTGAATTATAAACATCACCTTCATGTCTTTCAATCTCAATATTGGGTAATTGTTTACAATTAGTAATACCATTTTCATCATCAATATCTAAATATATGAAATTATCGCCATATTTACAAACGTTCCTTGTCCACATTGGTAATGTTGTATGGATATCTAATCTATTATGAAATAAATCAGTTAAAACTTTTTTAACCCTATCAGATTCGGAATGGATTTGTAAAATATTACCCTTACTATCTTGTGTTGTAGATTCTTCCATTAGAATATCTAAAGCCGCTGAAATCTCTGGGAAAAATTCCATAGACTCAAAATCGGTATAAGATGAAATTCTAGTTGTTTCATAAAACATCGCTTGTTGGTACAATGTATTATCAACCTTCTCCCATTGATTATTTAAATATAAATTTTGTTGTTTTTGTAATTTCTCAGTACTAAACTCTTCTTTAGACTTTGTTCTTAATAGTTCTTTTGAATCAATTGAATATGATTTGGTTGGTCCTATTATAGGTTTTTTATCAGGTCCAAATAGAACCCCCAGTTTCTGCCAAACCGTTAAATTTTTATTATCAGCCATTTTTTAATTATTTATTTTAAGTTAATAAACTTTTATTAAAAGTAAATATGTTATATCACATAATCACACTCAACATAAGCGTATCTATGTTCAACATTATTAGGTATATAACTTAATTTATATACATAAGTTGTATTAAAATCCTCCCCTTGTGATCCCGGAGGTGCGTCACAAAGTACTTTTTTATTACTACCACTTTTAGTTTTTGTTTTTACATCATAAGGTTGTGGTGACCATTTATATATGAATTTTTCATTTGGTAACCTATAAAAAGGTCCCTTTTTACTTCCTAAAGCCATATTAGTTTACCTATAAATATCATATTATTATAATAAATTTTAAAGTAATGTTTGTAAATCAAAAATAAATTTATATATTTGTGGAATAAACTTAAACATAAAATTATGATGAATCAAGAAATTAAACAAAAAGGTCTTCTTTGGTCAAAAAGTAATGGATGTGAAATGTATGTGGTTCTTAATGAATCTAACTATGAATGGTGGATGTTAAGTAATAAAACAGGTAATCATATGGTTAGTAATGAAGGTAAATATTGTAGACCATTCGCTGATGAAAGGGTTTTATCTCATTGGAAAGGTTTCCAACAAAATCAAGTTTTTTAAACAATATGATATTTATAAATAAAAATATATGAATATTAAACAACATATTAAAAACTCGGTAAATCAATTAAAACTGATAAAGGAATCCCCATCTAATGATTTTTATGTAAGTGATGAGGAATTACTTGAAATATTAAAAGGTTATTTAGAATCCGCCCTATGGACTGAGGAAGAACAATTAACCGCTGAGTATG